CAACTTTTACAATTAAAGGTAAAAAATAACCCAGAAGAATATACTGAAGATGAATTAGTTTCTAAAATTAAAGAAATTATGGAAGAAAATATTTCGTCTAATAAATCTTTAATCAACGAAGAGTTGGCAAGATTCAATAAACTATCAAATTACACATATAAAAAATAAAATAAAAATGGCTAGATATAAAGTAACCAAAGAACAATTAGAAAGAATCGTTGAGAACTTCGTAATGGAGGCTTCAATTGAATCTAAGAAAGCTCCAGTTAAAAACATGATTCCTTCTCAAGGTGCTGAAGCTAAAAAACATGTTAAAAATAAAATGTCAGGTAATATGGTAGATCAATCCGAAGGAATGCCATCAGTTACTCCAATGAAGAAAAAACTTTCTCAAGCAGCTGACGCTAAAAAATACATGTCAAAAGCTGGTATGAAACATACCAACAAAGCTGGTGTTATGAAAGAAGAAGAAATCGAAGAAGGTTTTTTTGGTGAACTAATTGGTACTAAAATGAATGAAAAAAAGGCTACGGAAATTTTTGAAAAAAGATATAACGCTAAAAATAAAAGTGGTGAAAAAAATGTAGATGTTTTAGCCAAAAGATACAATACCGATTTTGAAACAATGAAAAAGGCTTTAATCAAACTTATGATGGATACTGGAGCTGAAGTTATTCAATTTGGTGGGGCTAACGCACCTGAATGGAATTCAGAAGAAAAAGTTTTTATTAAAAAAGGTACTAAACTAGGTGGCCCAGGTGGTCCAGTAGGTGGATAATCTAAACTAAATATTAAATAAAAAACCCTCAGTAAATGAGGGTTTTTTATTTTTATCTATTAAGAGGTTTTTCATTTAAAATACCATCTAAAAGCCAAATATGTGTTTTGTATAATATTTTAGTATGGTTATACATTCTTAAAGAAAAGACTAAACCAACTAAAAGACTAATAATAGATAAGAAAGTTATCAACCCACTAATCAATCCAAGTATTTTTAATATTAAAACACTAGGTATTATAATCATAAGTAAAACGATGAATACTTTAGCGATATTAATTTTAACATTAAAATCTTTTAATTCTGATAATAATACATCTTCAATTTCTTGATTATTTTTTCCTATATTTTCCATAACACAAATATATAGATAAATATTTGTTAGGCAAAATTATTTTTTAGATTGGATAACCTCGTCTATAATACCGTATTTTAAAGCTTCTTCAGCTGATAACCACAAATCACGTTCAGCATCTTTAGCAACTTGTTTTGCGTTTTTACCACAATACCCACCAAGAAGTTCAAAAAGAATTTCATTAGTTTTTTCCCACTCTTTCATGGTAATACGTGCATCTTGGATATTACCCAAAGCACCACCACTTGATTGGTGTAACATTGTTTTTGAAAATCTTAACGAACTTCTCATTCCTTTGGTTCCAGCTCCTAACAATACGGAACCCATTGATGCTGCCATACCTGTATTAACCGTTGCGATTGGTGCTTTGATGTAAGACATTACGTCTACCATACTAAGACCTGACTTTACGGAACCACCAGGAGAATCAATGTGCATTGTAATTGTTTTTTTAGAATCTTGTTGGTCTAAGAAAAGTAATTGAGCTTGTACTACGGTTGACATTCTATCGTTAACAGGTCCAGCAACCCAAAGGATACGGTCCATCATTAAACGTGAGAAGATGTCAATCTGAGTTGCTCTCATTTCTCTTTCTTCCAATACATAAGGTGTCATACTACCTTGTACGTTTGGTATTTGAGACATAAAATTTTGGTAACTGTGTAAAGTGTTAGACCCAATACCTTGGTCTTTGATTGCAAATTTTTCGAATTCTGTCATTTGTGTATGAGTTTTATTTATACAATGATATTTATAATAAAATAAATTGTCAAAAAAATTATACAATGATTTTAACGGAACAGGATATAGAAAGAGCTTTAAATCAAGATTATCAAAACACCTTAAATGAATTGGTGGAATCTACTGATTTATTATTAAAAGGTAATAGAATGTTGGTTGAAAACCGGCTATCTGAACAAGAATATCAAGTACTACAAGAAGGTCTTTGGGAAAAGGTAAAATACGGTTTAGCTAAATTAGGTCGTTATAAAGCTGGAGGTAAAATTTTCGGTAAAGGTAAGATAGACCAAGAGGCTGGTGCTAAAATTCAATCCATTTTAGATAAAAAGGGTAATGAAGTTATTAAAAAACTTAATGATATAATTAAACAAGAAAACCCTGAATTTCCTAATAACAAAGAGGGTGAGAAGTTTTTAAAAACTGTGATAGAAATAGCTACGGTTTATGACTCAATTATTGAGGCAACAAAAAAGAACCCTAAAGAAGAAGGTTATTTACCAACAGATGCAGCTAATTCTATAATTGCTGATTTAGCAGAGTATGTAAAAAAATTCTTAGATGTTGATTTAGCGTCCGCTTATACAGTTATGGATTCTGAAGAAGAAAAAGATGGTAAAGAAGATAAAGAATTGTTAGCTGATGAAGTAGAAGATATTAACGAAGATGAAGCTGCTGATGTTAGAGCTAAGTTACAGGCAAAAAAAGGTGGTAAAGAATACGATACTAAAAGAATGGGTAAAGAAGGATTAAAATCCAATAAATTACCTATGACATTAGCCGGTGTAGGGGCATCATTAGGAGCCTTTTCTTGGTTAGTTAATACACAATGGTTTAGAAGTTTATTTGAAACAGTAACTCAAAACCCTTCTATTGAATATATTAAACAAACTGTTGAAACTAAATCTGATATTTTTGGTTCTATTAAACCGGGTCAAGGTATGACTCAATTAATGAACGAAATGAACGGTTTAGGATTAAGTCCTAAGTCATCTCCTGAAGATTTTTTAGCCGGCGTTAAACAGTTAGGTGGTGGAAATTTACAAGATGGTATTAATGCTTTAGCTCAAGACGGTGGTATTTTTAAAGACCCAAATGCAGCAAAAGAAGTTTTAACTGAAATTGCTAAAAACCCACACGGACATGGTGATAGTCTAGGAGAAATATTTCAAGATAAATGGGCAGGTACAGGCAAGTCAATGGGAGATGCTTTAGTTACCGTTCAAGGTGGTACACTAAAAGGTTTAATAGTTAAAACTATTGTTACTGCGGTACCAAAAATAATAATGAAAACTACTGTAAAAGTAGGTGCTGGTTACGCAATTGCTAAAGGTTTTGGGGCTGTTTTAGGACCAATAGGTATTGGTTTAGTAGCAGCTGGAGCCTTGGTTAAATTGATGAGGGTTAAAGGTCAAAAACAATCTAGAGCAAAAACACTTAATGATTTATTACAATCTTTACAACCGATTGAAGCAGGTGAATCTACTTTACCACCAGTATTACCAGATCCAAAACCAAACCCTGTTGGGGGTGGAGAAGGTGGTGGAAAGGTCAATAAAGAAACCCTTTTTAATGATTTAGCCGGATTCTTTAAGTTTACGTATAATAATAGAAAAATGGCTTCTCCTGATGTTTTTGGTGATAAAGAAGAATCAAGTAACCCTTGTAGTAAATTTACAAAAGGTCAAAAAGTAAAAACAAAGACTGGTAAAACTGTTGAGGTTATTGCAAATAGTATAGAAGATAGTACTATAGAAAAAGGTCAAATTAAAGTTAAAAGAGAAGATGGTGGCACTTACGCTGTAAGATGTACCCAACTTTCTGAATCAATGATTAACAAAGGTAAATTAATAAACGAAATGTCAAACAACAATTTAATTTCTGAAGGTAAATTTATAAAAGACCCAGAAGTAATAAAAATTTTAAAACAAAAATCTGGGATCGACCAAAATAAACTTAAATTCTTTGAGGGCTTTATGACTCGTGTCGAAATTATCAGAAACAAAGTTAAAAAAATGGATAATACGGGTGATAATGTAATTGATAAGTATATTCAAAAACTTAAAGCCAATCCAATAATGAAAACTGATTTTACCAATACTTTTAATGTTAACCCAAAAAAACCTGAAAGCGTTGAGAAGATGGGTAAGTTTATAAACTCTTTTATTGAAGTTATATACAAAGGTAATTTTAGAGGTAAAACCTTTAAAGATGCCGGCGGTATGGTTAATAAAATGGGAACTTTAGGTGGTGGAAATATAAATAAACCTATGGGTGAATCTTATATTGTAGAAGAAGATAATGTTGAGCGTAAACCTGGACTTAAACAAAATACTATTCAATTTATAGTAGATGTTATGGGATTATTCCAATACATGTATAAACTTAAAAAAGAAGGTAAATTAGGCGGTAAGTCTGATACTAAAACTGTAGAGAAAAAAGCACCAGGTAGTTCAAAAGAAAAAAAACCAACTGAAAAACCTGAAGTTAAACAAGAATCTATTCAAAAACCTGAAAATAAATTTTTAAAAGAAGAGGTTAAACGTATTTTAACTTTAATGAATAAGATTTAAATAAAAAATAAAATTATAGCATATTTATAATAAAAGATAACAACTTAAAAAAACAAAAATATTATGGCAGATTTATTAATGAGGATGCCGATTCCTTACGAACCGAAAAAACAAAATAGATTTATCCTTAGATTCCCTTCACCATTAGGAATTCAAGAATGGTTTGTGAAATCTTCATCAAGACCAAAAATTTCTCAAGAAGAAACTGAGATTCAATTCTTAAATACTTCAACATGGGTAATTGGTCGTTTTACTTGGGATACTATTGACGTTACATTCCGTGACCCAATTGGTCCTTCAGCGGCACAAGCTTTAATGGAGTGGGTACGTCTTCACTCTGAATCTGTAACAGGTCGTCAAGGTTACGCAGCAGGTTATAAGAAAGATATTGAATTAGAATTACTTGACCCAACAGGTGTTGTAATTGAAAAATGGATTCTTCAAGGTACAATGTTAACAAACGTTGATTTTGGTTCATTAGATTATTCATCTTCTGATATTGCTGAGATTACCGGAACTTTACGTTTCGATAGAGCGATCCACGTATTTTAGCATTCCTTTATCAAATACGAACTTTGTCCTCCTTGTGTATATTTATTATATATAAGGAGGATTTTTTATGCAATATATCTGTAAAGAATGTAATTTAGAATTTAAAAGTTTATGGGGATTGTCTTCCCATAATGTTCAAAAACACAAATTAAAACCTGAAGATTTATACATAGAGTATGAGTTAAAAGGTCAAAAACCAACATGTGCTTGTGGTTGTGGAGAAACACCAAATTTTTTAGGAATCAAAAAAGGTTTTGTAAAATATATATTAGGTCATGCCTCTCGTATAAATAACAATTGGGGTCATAATATTGAAGCTAATAAAAAATCACATCAAACCCAAAAAAAACTTTATGAAAGCGGTGAGTTAAAAATATGGAATAAGGGTTTAACAAAAGAACAAGATAAAAGGTTAAATTATGGTGAAAAAATATCATCCAACAAAGAACGTTCTGAAAAAATATCTAAAACTTTAAAAGGTAAAAAACGACCAAAAGAAGTTTTAGAAAAATTAAATGAAGGTATGTTAAACTATTGGTCCAAAGATGAAAACAGAGAAAAAAAATCACATGAACGTATGGTTTGGATGAGTGAGAATGATTTTACCGTAAAATCAAAATTAGAAGAAAAATTTTTAAACCTAATTCCTCCCAATGTAGAATATGTTAGACAGTACTATGTAAGGGAGATAAAGGCTTATTACGATTTCTATATACCCAAACATAATATTTTAATAGAAGTTGATGGTGATTTTTGGCACTGTAATCCTAATGGTAAACACCCAAAACCTGTATATGAATCACAATTTAAAAATATAGAAAAGGATAAAATTAAAACTGATTGGTGTGTTAAAAATAACATCCCGCTTTTAAGATTTTGGGAAAAAGATATAAATGATTCAATTGATTCTGTAAAATCCAAATTATCTGAATATTTATAATAAAATGAAAAACCTTATCCGTAAAATATTAAAAGAATCCGAATGGTTTGAAGAACCTAACTTTCAAAAAAAGTTAAAAGGATATGTAATCGTTATAAAATCAGGAGCCACTGGTGCCAAATTTTTTGTTGGTCAAGATGATAATGATGAGTTATTGTTAAATGGTTTTGTTAACGATATTTTTGAAAAAAGTGACGAGGGTGAAATCCCAAAAATAATAAATAAAAAAGGAGATTTAAAAAAAATAATTTCAAGTTTAAAAAAAAATAGACCTTATCACATTTTTGGTGATGAGTATGAAATTGTAAAAGTATAAAATGAAAAACCTTATCCGTAAAATATTAAAAGAAGAACAAGACGAGTTTGAATGGGCTCGTGGTTTTGACACCAAAGATGTTGAAAAACAAATTCGTAAAAAGTTTAATGCTGCTTAATATGAGTATTCTTTTGAAGGTGAACAACTATATGATATGTTGGTTGAGGCAGGTATTAAAGATATTGATAAGTTACAAGAAATTGGTGAGCTTATTTATGATGAAGCTAGCAGTCTTTATGAAAGGGGTGTTGATTCAGGTCGTGATTCTTGTGATTGTGATGGGTGTTGTGATGATTATGTTTATTATGAAGAGGCGGATAGGGAAAAAGAAGAAGCACGTGAAGAAGGTCGAGAAGAAGGTAGAGAAGAAGGTAGAGAGTCAGCTCAAGAGGAAATAGAAACATTAAAATCACGTATAGAAGAATTAGAAAGTCAGTTAAATGAAACCGTTAATAAAAAAAATACTAAGAGAATCTGATTGGTTGGATGATTTATCTAATCAGTTTAGTGGTGTAGATTTACCATTTGAGGTTGCGTTAAACCCAATAAATAGACCAGCAAAATCAAATCTTTTTGTTATGAAAACTAGTTGGGACTACAGTGATGCTTATCTTAGAGAAGAATTTGTTTTTAATATGGAAAACCCAAGGTCTTTTGAAACCTTTGTTAATGTTTGTAAATTTTATTTGGTTTTATTAGACAATCGTGATTATAGTAGATGGAAAGATGTGTCAGCATTAGCTAAAAGTACTGGTTTGGCTTTAGGTTCTTTTGATGATGAAGAGGCTTACGGTACACCAAAAGATATGTCCGATTTTATCTTTGGTTCTGATTATCCCGCTCATCTTGAAAATGTTGAAATCTCTTATTTTGATAAGGGTGGTGTTGAATACGGTGTTAGGTTAAAAGAACCTAATTAACAAAAAAGGGACCGTTAAGTCCCCCTTTATTTTACCAATCATAATCCTCATCCCACTCATTCCAACTTCTACTGTAATAATCATCTTTTTTACGGTCTGAATAAACATACTCACCACTATTAAAAATATCGTTCTCATCTTCATCATCTTCAATCAAAAGTGTTTTTACTTCTTTTGTTTTAGTTTTAGAACTACCACTCCAATAAGTACTTAAATTATTGTAATTTTTATCTTCTTTTGGGTTTTCGTATTTGTTTTCACCCAATTCTTCAACAAGTTTTAAACCAAGTTCATAACCGTTTTGAACATCGTCAACAATAACATATTCATTATCTGTATGATAACGATAATACCCAGCCGCCAAGTTTAAACAAGCAATATTAAATTTTTCCATGATTTGCCAAACATCGGTGTATGGATGGTATGCCCAATCAACAATACCATGTTCTTTAATTAAACCTGTTACTTTATCCGCGAATTGTGATTTTTGGTTGAATAAATAACGACCCATTAATGTTAAACTCATTGATGCTCCACCTGGAGAATCATACTGAATTACATAACCAATATTTTCAAAAAACTTAGGGTCGGCATACATACTACCTTTACAACCAATTTCTTCTGAAACAAAAAATGCTGCTTTAACATTTGGTAATGTGTCTAACATTTCAAGAGCTAAATAAACACCACATTTATCATCACCACCAATACCCGATGCCTTTTTGGTGACTTTGTCCATACCTGTAAGAATAACACCATCTTCACCTTCTGTTTGAACAACAATCATATTCATATTAACAGGGTGAACCGTATCTGTATGTGCAACAAAACAAGGGAAGTTTTTACTAACACCTTTTGTAACATAAATATTACCGTGTGAATCGGTATAGTGTTCATAACCTTTTTGGGTTAAAACTTTTTGTAAATACTCAATCATAAGTTTTTCGTTACGAGAGTGAGTCGGTACTGAAAGAACTTCAGTTAATCGAGTTAATTTATCTTGTGTCATTTTCATATTACAAATATAAGAAGATTTTATTTAATAATAAAATTTTATTAAGGAAAAATTAAAATAAACCTATTTATGGTTATAATCTTTACTATTAAAAAATAAGTTTTAAGGTTAATTAGAATAATAAATTTAAAAAAAAGTTTTTATAATGTCAAAACAACAAACACAAGAAATTCAATTTCAAGCCCCATTCGATGTTATTCCTTTGCCATCTAGAGGTCTTTTATACCCTGGACAACAAGGTGCTGTAAAAGTGGAATATATGACCGCAATGGATGAAAATATTTTAACATCACCCAATTTAATTAAAAGTGGGAAAGTTCTTGATGTTTTATTGGAAAGAAAAGTTAAAGAATCCCCAGTACCTTTTGAAGAATTATTAGTTGGTGATAGAAACGCAATCATGATTTGGTTACGTGCTACAGGTTACGGTGAAATGTATCCTGTTAAATTAACTGACCCGACAAGTGGTGTTGAATTTGAAACTGAAATAGATTTATCTACTTTAAAAACAAAAGAACTACCAGAAGGTGTCGAACCAGATGAAAAAGGAGAATTTTCTTTCTTATTACCAAAATGTAAAAAGAAAATTAAATTTAGACTTTTAACCGTTGGTGATGAAAAATCTATTGTTAGTAGGTCTGAAAAATATGAGAAAGCAACAAAATCTCAAATTTCAAACGCTTTAACTTATAGACTACAAGCTCAGATTAAAGAAGTTGATGGTAATAGAGATATTAACTACATCCAACAATTTGTTAATGTAATGCCAGCTTTTGATTCCCTTAAATTCAGAGAATATTCTGACTCAATTGAACCAGGTATAGATATGTCGGCCGAAGTGGAGGGACCGACAGGTACATTTCAAGCTCCAGTTACCCTCGGACTCAACTTTTTTTGGCCTAACGTCAGATTATAATTTAAGTATTAAAAGAGAAATCTACTATATGGTAAAACATATGAGATTTTCTTATGAATCCGTTCAAAATATGCCTGTATGGGAAAGACGTATTTATCTTGATTTATGGCAAAAAGAATTAGAAGAACAGAAAAAAGAATACGATAAAGCAAAATCAAAAAGAAGATAATTTAATGGGGCTAGTAGCCCCATTTTTTATTTACTTGATATTTATAAATAAACATTTTTGATGTCAGTAATTTTATTAAACAACAATAACTTTAAAAAACTCCTAAAAGAAGCTCCTATCTCTGGTGATAAAGCAGCTCAAGATATTGCTAAAGCTGAAGGTGGTATTGCTAAAGCAAAGGACAGGTTAGCTAGATTACAAATAACTGATATACCTGAGTTGGATTCTATTAACACAATAGACCAATTAGCTATAGAACCTTTTAAGTTTGATTTTTTACTACAAATCCCAGATAATCCTCAAGGACTTACTTTACCATTACCACACCCATTTGAAACTTTGGCTCGTGTAGTTGAAAAAAAACCTTTGACTTTGGAGATTAAGACTGATAATGGTGTATTGTTTAAAATGATTTTTACAAAAGAAGAAGAATTAATTACACAACTACCAGGTACAAAAGAACCGATTATTGGTAAAAGTAATAAAGTTATGGCTTTAGTTTCTGAAGGTGGTAAAAAAGAAGGTAAGTACTATTCAATACAATTTGATAACGCTAAAGAACTTGTTGATGAAGCAAATAAAGAAAAAGAAAAAGGTAAAGTAGAAAGTGAAGAGGATAAAGAAAACAAAAGTGGAGAAACAGAAGGTAAGGGAACAGAAGGTGAGGGAACAGAAGGGGGTAAAAATAATAAAGAACAATTATTTAATGATTTAGCCGGATTTTTCAAATTTACATATAATAATAGAAGACTTGCGGCTCCAGAATTATTCTCAAAAGAAAAACGTAAAAATACGTTAGAGTCTTATATTAATCAAATAGCTAAAAACGTTATTTTAATTAAAGAAGACGATGAAGATGAAGATGAGGGTGAGGAAGATAACTCAAAAGACCCAACTAAAATGACGGTTGAGAAAGATTACATTGGTCAAATTTATGTACAAAAAATTGTTTTGGGTCCTAAGGCAAAAGCTAGAGCTGGTGAAGAAAAAAATAATTATGTGAATAAAGTAAATCAATCACAAAAGGGTCAAACAAAATGGAACGGTAATTTTAATAATTTACCAAAAGCGAAAGTAGGTCAAATCCCACCTACAGTAAATGTTGGTGGATTAAGTTTGGTTCTTGATGATAGCAATTTATCTCCTGAACAAGAAAGAATTTTTAAACAAATACAGGGTCTTTTAGGTAAAAGTAATTTTGAAGGTGAGACCACAATTAGAAGAAGTGCTAGAGATAAAGACACCATTATAATAGGATTCCCAACACTTGGTGGTAAAAAAGCGATTGTTTGTAAATTATTAAATAAAGAAACAAATTTAATGAAAAATCTTAGTGTTGAAATAGCTCCAAAAATGACGGGAAATGATAAATTCACTGAATCAACAATAGCTAAAATACGAATTAAAAAACTTTAATAATTAATGGCGGACAATATTAAAAGGAATATAGAAGACGAAAAAGCGTTTTTACAGTTACAAGAACAAATTCGTGATGCTCAAAGAGATGCTGGTAAAAGTTTAAGAAGTGCTGGTGAGTATACCAAAACCATTCTTTTAAATTATCGTGAAATGCAAAAAGTTTCCGCTAGAATTAAAGAATTAAAAGAAGAGGAAGGAAAGGTTGATGCTGAAAGGGCTGCAATTATACGTCAACAAATAGAAGATCTTAAAAAACAAAGAGATGAAATAAAGGCTATTAATAAAGAAATGGCCTCCCTTGGTGGTGTTGTTAGAATGGGTCTTAGTGGTCTTGTAAGTTACTTAGGTCAGGCTTTAACAGGTTATTTAGAATTTAGTCAAAAAACAAAAGACGTTGCTGCACAAATAGGTTTAAGTTCTAATAACATGTTTATGATGCAAAGTAACATCCAACAAGCTGGCGTACAAATGGCTAGATACGGTGTTAGTGTAAGTGATGCTCTTGAGGCACAACAAGCATATTCCGATGAGTTAGGTCGTTCTGTTATTTTAACACAATCGTCATTAGAAAATATGGCCATGATTGGTAAAGCAACTGGTCTTGGTATGGCGGGTATGGCAGGTTTAACGGCTCAAATGGAACAATTTGGTCTTGGGGCTGAAGATTCGGCTAATATGATATACTCTATGTATTCAGATACTACCGCAATGGGTCTTAACGCAGGTAAAGTAATTAAAAAATTTCAAGAAAATATCGGTCTGTTAAATAAATTAAATTTTAAAAACGGAATCAAAGGTCTACAAAAAATGGCTCAGTTAAGTGAGAAGTATAAAATAGACATGAATGGTATTGCGAATGCATCTGAAAAGGCTTTCTCACCTGAAGGTGCTATTGAAATGGCTGCTCAATTACAAGTAATGGGTGGTGCAATGGCTAGTTTAGGAGACCCGTTTCAGTTAATGTATAAGGCTCGTAACAATCCTGAAAAATTTGCCGAAGATATGGCAAAAGCAGCCGCTGAATCAGCTACTTTTAATAGTCAAACAGGAGAGTTTCAAGTTAATGCTATGGAAATGGATAGATTACGTGTTGTTGCTGAAGCGACCGGACAATCTATGGAAAACTTAGTTGAACAGGCAAAAACAGGTGCTAAAATCAACATGTTTAAAGGAATGTTAGGTGGTAAGGGTCTTTTACCTGAAGAACAAGACGCTATCGCTGCGATGAGTCAAATGGTAGATGGTAAGGCACAAATTCAAATTGATATGGGTAAAGACGCAAAACCTGTAATGAAAGAATTGTCACAACTTAGTAAAAATGAATTATTAAAAGCTTTAAATGAAAAGAAAAGTGCGAAAGAAGCTGCTGAACAAGCAACAGGTATTTCAGAAAGGTGGACAAACTTTTTAAATCAATTACAAGTTGCGGTTTATCCATTATTCATGTCAATAGAAAAATATTTTACAGATAATGATATTTTTACCAAATTAAGTGATTGGGGTACTAGTTTTGCTGAAACAATTAAAAAATGGGCGACCTATATAGGTAATAATTTCCCACAAATCATGGAACAAATTAAAAGTGTTTTCATGAATGTTTGGAATTTTTTACAAGGTAATTGGAAAGAATTATTAATAAGTGCTGCAATTGGTTTTGTTGGTTATTGGGTTCTTTCACAAGCAATAGCTGGTTTAGCCTTTGGTTTAGCCGCTGGTAAAGGTATTTTGATTAGTGCTGGAGGTGGACTTAAAAGTTTATTTGGTTCTTTAACTTCAAAAATAGGTGGTACTGTGGATAAAGCAGCTGGAGGTTCAGGTGGCGGTTTAACTAGTATGGCAACTGGGTTATCTTCTATGGGTACTTTACCTAATGTTGATAAAGGTACTATGTTATTAGTACCGGCAGCGATTGGTTTTACAGCAATGTTAGCTGCAATACCTTCTTTATTATTTTTAGGTAAAGTTAATTTGACTTCATTGGTTGGTAATATGACTTCTTTAGCCATGGGTCTATCAATGATGGGTACTTTACCTAATGTTGATAAAGGAGCCGGAATATTAATATTAGCGAGTATTGGTTTTGCAGCAATGACTTTGGGTGTAATTGGATTACCTTTAATTGCTTTATTTGGTACAGAAGCTGGTATTGGTCTTGGTTTTTTAGCTACTGGATTATCAGCTCTTGGAGCTGTTGCCGGTCCTGCACTAATGGGTGTATTGGTTATAGGTCTATTAGGTGTGGCTATGTTAGGTTTCGCCGCTGCTATCTATGTTGTGGCTATGGGCGTTGCACTAATAGTAGACTCCTTCACTAATATGTTCGCGGTTATAGGAGCAAATGGTGCCGGATTATTTATGGCTGGTTTAGGATTCTTAGCTATGGCAGCAGGTATAGGGGTCTTAACATTGTCATTAATTGCTATGGGAGCGGCAGCTATTTTTGCATTACCTGGATTATTAATATTGGGTGGAGTTACTTCAATGTTAACAGAAACTGCAACAGCGTTGGCTGCAAGTGGTGGTGGAGAAGGTATAGAAAAGGCTGTAAACGCAATCAATTCTGTAGACCAAAATAAATTAGATGCTTTAAAAGATTTATCCATGTGGTTTTCTTTAATAGGAGCATCACCAACAATTAAATTTGAAGAAAATTTAACGGTAGATGGTTCAATTGTTTTAAAAGGAGAGGCTGGAGGAAAAACAGGTACCGACTGGATAAAAGACCCTATATTTGTTTCAAAATTAAAAGAATTAATCGAATACTCAAATTCAGCTGATAGAAACGGTGGAAAATCAAGATAATTTTATTTGCTAGCTTTATTATTATATAAGCTATATTATTTTAAGCTTTATTAAGATCTCGCGCTAATATTGTAAATAAAAAGTTTATAAGTAAATATTTATAGAAAAAGAAATTTAAATCATGCCTAACAGTCCACAAATAAATCCTTTTGATTACAATATAGATAAGTTTGATAGTGGTATTTTAGGACCAATAACCGATACCGATTTTAGAACTTATCTTTTTACACATAATTTAGGAACACCAAATCCGGTTATTAGTAGTGTTTTAAGTAATCCTTGGGCTGATAGAGGGACAGAGTATGATGTTAGTCAAAGTACTTTTAACGTTATAGATGTACCTAATTTAACTACAGTTGCGAATACGCCTTCAGTTTATAATAATTTAACCAATCCTAGACAAATAAATGTTGGTAGTAACTTACAAGATATAAATCCGCAGATAGCTAACGTTTTAGGTCAAGATAAACCTGAAGAGGCTGGTTTAGGATTAGACGTAACTTTTAACCCAAATATTTCAAATATAGATTTACCTTCAGTCCAAGAGGTTTCTGAAACACCTTCTATATATAATAACCTAACAAACCCAAGACAAATAAATGTTGGTAGTAATTTACAAAACATAAACCCACAGGTTGCTAACGTTTTAGGTCAAGATAAACCTGAAGAGGCGGGATTAGGTTTAGATGTGACTTCTTTATTCAATCCAAACACTTCAAATATAGATTTACCTTCAGTCCAAGAGGTTTCTGAAACACCTTCTTTATACAATAATTTAACAAACCCAAGACAAATAAATGTTGGTAGTAATTTACAAGATATAAATCCACAAGTTGCCAATGTTTTAGGGCAAACTACACCACAACAAGCGGGTTTAGGTCAAGACGCTACTTCTTTGTTCAACTCAAATGTTGCTAATCTTGATTTACCTTCTGTACAGGAGGCATCAGAGATATCTAGTACGATAAACAATTTTACACAACCTAGACCAGATAATCTAGCTTTAAACCCTACAGAAGAAGACTTGTTAAGTTGGTATCCAGTTGAATTTGCGGCAGTTTACCAACAATGGTCAGGAGATTATAATACACCATATGGGGTCCCACAAACTTTAAGATTAAGTTTTGCTGGTAATATTAACTCTTGGGTTAAACCTGGTGGACAAGTTATAACAACTAGAGAAATTAGAGATAGGGACTTATTAACAAAGGCGAATAACAAATACGGACCAACACAAATAATTTCTTACGGAACTACAGGTGATGAGTTATTAAATAATCGTACAGGTTTTGTATCTTATAACCCAGGTATTCAAGGAGATTTTAGAGACCAACTATTTAGTAGAACTTTAGGTGTTGGTGTAATTCCTTTTAGTACTATAGGTTCAGGTATAAATTACAAACCCGATGGTACAAACATTTCGGAATTAGATACAATAGCTAGAAAAAGAAGAGGTGTAGAAGTTTTAAATAGAATTAAATTAAACTTTACTGATAATACAGTGGGATTGATTAATACAAGTCCAATTGGTTTATTAACAGGACAAGATTTAATTATTAAAAATTATTCTATTACTTCACGTAAAACAGCTATCGGTAAGGCAGCAGAATTTTTAGCTAAATTAACAGGATTTAATAACCCTAATTCCATATTAAATCCAGGTGATTTTAATTTATTAGAGTACGAGAAATCAATTCAAGTAGGTAGAGCGATTACAGAAAATAGGGTAAATTACAAAGAAGTTGATATTAGTAGTAATTTATTAGACCAAACAGGTAAACATACCAGAAATTTAATCATTGATACGGTTAATGTTAACAAATACGGACCTACTTTAGAAAATGATTACGTAAAATATAATCAAGGAAATTATTTTTTCCCATCAGAAAAGAAAAAAGGTGGACCTGTCCCACAAGAAGGTTATACAACAAGTCCGGCTGTTGAAGGTTTTTTTGGTAAAACAGAAACAGCTGGAGCTTTAAATTCAAAATCACAATCAGATCTTTTAGAATTTCAACCTAGTACTATTCCCGCTGAATTAGTAAATTTAGGGTACGATACATACTATCACGGTACCTATGGGGAAAACACAAATGAAGGTCTTACAAGTGAGTCTTATTCTTGGCAAAAAAGAGTTGCTGCTGACGGTAATCAAACCGTTAACCCATTTAAAAGAGGATTACTTAAATACACACAAGAAATAGTAAATAAATCAGAAGGTTTAAATGATGTTGGTAGTTATATTGGTTATTTTGATTCACCAAAAGCATTTGGTGGTAATAAAGAATATAATCAAAAAATTGATAAACACGGACATTCAACTGGACTTAAAGCGAGTAGTATTAACATTGGGGGTATTCCAGTAGTGCTTCCTGCAGTCGATCCACCAAAACTACCATCAAGAGGTAATACGGCAAAAAATTCTACAGGTGAGTTTTATTGTCGTTCTTGGTCATCTAAAAGAAAGTACACTTCTTTTGAAAACTTAATTAGGGGTGAAAAAAATTGGTGGTTAACAACTAAACCTGCTGATGTACTTGGTTCTGACGTACCTAGTAATTATAGTGATTTAATGACATTGAACGAGGTAGGTATGCCAAAAATTGCTTGGGAAAAAGACGGTGTTAGAGAATTAAACATACAAGAAAATTATATAAAACTTTCTGCCGCTAAAGATTTAAAAAACTTAGCTGTATTTAAACCCAAAGTAATACCTTACATGTTTTCAATAGAAAATTTAGCTTGGGTAGATGCTCCACAATCAGCTTACTTACCACTTTGTGAAAAAGGACCTAATGGTGGTAGAATTATGTGGTTCCCCCCTTACAATATGGATTTTAGTGAAAGTACCAGTGTTAATTGGGATTCAACAACTATGGTAGGAAGAGGAGAGCCAATTTATACTTACAACAATACTGAAAGGTCGGGTAGTTTAAGTTTTTCAATTGTAGTTGATCACCCTTCGGTACTAAATCAATTAAGAAAAGATTACGCTGAAAATATATTTGATGATGTGTATCATTCATTTTTCGCGGGTTGTGGGAATAAAGATGCGTATAGAGATTTTATACCACCTGTAATAAAAGATAGTACTATCGAAATACCTAACACTGGTGTTATAACACCAGAAGTGGTTAAACCTAAAGAGCCTAACGACCCACCTTACACATCTTTTAAAATTTATTTTGATAATGCATTCAATGACAGTAAATGTTCTAAAGATAAATTACCTTGTAAAGAGGTTCAATATATAAACACTACAGGTCAAGGTAGAGCATTAAGTTTTACTTATGAAGAAAATGATTTAGTTTGTAATGGAAATTCTAGACCTGGATTAAATAAACTTGTAGAAAATAAATTAGCCGAAACATGTCAATTTTTAGTTGGTAAAAGTGGATTGTTAATAAACGCTCAATCACCCAACCAACCCACATTTAATCAAAAATATGAAGGACAAGAAGATGGAAAAAATTATACGATACAGTTATACGGTTATTGTTCTGGGGCTGCTAATAAGGATTATAATCTTAAATTAAGTCATGATAGAATACTGTCTGTTTATAATTGGATGATACAGTACTTAGAATCTATTGAGAATGGTGACCCTGTTAAATTTGGTGGTAGTGATAAAACTTACCCTACTGAAACACAATTAAGGGGTGGTTTTGACGATTTTATTAATTCAGGTCAAAAAGGTTTAAGGTGGGAGTTTTATAGTTTAGGCGATAGTGCATCAGACCCAAACTCAACTAACGAAGAGTGGGCTAAAGAAGATACAACAGGACAAGACCCTTGTACATCAAATCAAAATAGTCCTGATAGTTATGCATCTAAACAAGCTAGATATGTGGAAGTTAGATTAATAAAAAACCCTTTAAATTCTACTAGAATATCTGAACAAATTAATAACGAAAATCAAATTGTTGCTCAAGAAAAAACTAAAGAAGAACAGGCTAAAAAAGACGCTGCACAAAGTATAGCTGATAGTGTTGCTAAATCTTATATTGGGGAGTGTGATTATTTTCAGGCACTTAAAAAATCAGATAGTTTTATTTATAATACTTTAGGTGAAAAATTAGATAATTTTCACCCCGCTTTTCACGCTATAACCCCAGAAGGTTTTAATTCTAGATTAACTTTCTTACAACAATGTACAAGACAAGGACCACAATTAATAGATATTGATAGTCCACAAAATATGATTTTTGGTAGACCACCTATTTGTGTATTAAAGATAGGTGATTTTTATCACACAAAAATTGTCATAGACAGTGTTAATTTTAGTTTTGAACCAGTACAGTGGGATTTAAACCCTGAAGGTATTGGTGTACAACCTATGATTGTTAAAGTAGATATGGGTTTTAAATTTATTGGTGGAAGCTCATTAGGTGGACCTATTAAACAATTACAAAATGCGGTTTCATTTAACTTTTTTGCTAACACTGGAATTTACAATACGGCTAGAGCTGTTGATAATTATTTAGCACAAAGAGAAGGAGCGTTACAGAAAAAAGTGGTATATGGTGGTTATATTACACCAGGTCAAGAAAATGCTTTATATGATGTGATAAAACAAAGTAGTGTTATGACCGATAAGAAAATTGATACAGTTACACCACAACCTAAACCTGTAGATGTACCGTCTACAAACGCACAAGCATCAACAGCAGTTGTTTCAGCAACCACCGAAAATCAAAAAACAGATGTTAAAAAATCAGCTGTAACTAATAAACCGGCAACACCAGTGGTTGGTAATACATTAGATAAAGTTTTATTTGAATGTAAACAAAATTCCGCCGTATTCCAACAAAATGGGTCCTACTATATATCAACACAAAAAATATCTCCAGTTTCAGCTAGTAAGACGGTTTATAATAAAGAAAATTTACCAAAAGGAGTAATGGGATTTGGTTTTTGGATTAAAGATTATAAAGTACCTGCAGGTCAAGAAGGGGGGTTAAGTACAACACAATACAATTTAGGATCAAGATTATTTGTACAATTTTTAGATGGTGGTGTGGTTAATTTTATTAAGACATTTAATTTTTCAAACCCTCTTGATAATGTTAAAAAGGCGGTAATAATAAAAAAAGGTACTTATTATAATTTTGGTCAATACGATAAAAACGGACAACCATTACCACTTACAATAGAAATAAATGGTACTAAAACAACGGACCAAGGGTTATTTAAATTACTTGATAAAATTGTAGCAAACATGTAAAAATGAGTAAATTATACTACGATAGATATGAAAAATTTAAGGTTAATAATGAAATTAAACCTTTACCATTTATAAAGATACCCGTATCCTCAAACGATATTTCGGCCGAATATACCACTAATAGTAGACTTGACATTTTGTCACAACAGTATTATGGTGTACCTTATTATGGGTGGTTAATCTTACAAGCAAACCCAATATACGGTGGGTTAGAATTTAACATACCAGTTGGGTCTATATTAAGAGTACCATATCCATTAATTAATGCTTTACAAACTTATCAACAAGAAATAGATAGGTTTGACGCTTTATACGGAATTAAAAGTTAATTATGTCCAACGGAAACCCATTTCAACAAAGTGATTACACACCTATAATTTTAAATAATACTGGTTTAAATGCTAATATTAAAATTATTGATCCTAACCCAATAGGTCAAATAGTACCACAAGAAGATTTATTTATTTATGTTAGTTTAAAGGCTAAACAAAAATCAAAAAGTGTTTTAACAGAAGACCAAAATACTACTGGGGGTAAATATAATTTAAATAACGATGTTCGTGGTTCTATTGAAATGACTGTGCCACAACAAAAATTTGGGGCAGACCAATTATTTTCTAACAAACCTTTTTTAACAACCGATTGGACCCAAATCGGAGGTAACCCCGACCAAGCAAAATTAGGTGGAATAGGCAACGATTTTGAAACATTTGGTATAACCAATGTTGATATTGAAATTAAAAGTCAAACCGTACCTAAAGTTGTAATTGATTTTGTAGATGTTCGTGGTGCAACATTATTTGAACAAGGTTCTTGTTCACCTTATGGTTTATTTTTTACACTACCTTACCCTATTTTTGAATTAACACTTAAAGGTTATTACGGTAGACCTGTAAAATACTATTTAAATTTACTTAAGTTTAATGCTAAGTTTAATTCTGACACGGGTAACATGGAATGTCGCGCAGAGTTTGTTGGTTGGTCTTTCGCTTTTTTATCTGATACAATAGTTAGTTATGTTACAGCATCACAATATTTAGACCAAAATATTTACACACCAAATAGTATATTAGAAGATAAATACGAAAATACTTGGAAATTTTATACTAACCCCGATAATCCTATAGTTGATAGTACTGAAACAAATAATCCATGGTGTAAAAATAAAGTTGTACCAGAAAGGTGTACAACAATATTTGATTTAGTCAAAGCAGTTAAAAATCTACAAACTTTAGATTTACCTGATGTTAAAGGAAGTCCAGAATGGACAGAATTACAAAATCTTAATGGGTTAAAAAATTATTATAATAACTACGATGATGCCGTTCAAAAAGTTTTTAGAGATTTAAAAGATATAAGTTCAGAACAAATAAATTCAACAGCAAATGGACAAACTAATAATTTATTTAAATTAGTTTTTAAAACCAAACCTTGTGCCAAAGGTTCTACCGTTACGGATAATTGTGACACCAAACTTAGGGATTTAATTGCACAGTATTTTGATAAAACAAATGGGTCTTTAGCCTCTAATACCTCAATTATAAAAACACAAAAAATAACAGACTCAACAACTGGTTCTGATATAGTTGACGTACTTACAGATGCTAAAGCGGATGTTTTTAATGGACAACCATCTGGGGTAACCGACAAAATATACAACCAAATAGGATCTGATTTTCAAAATATAGTTTTATTTGATTATGGTTATAAAAATGCGGGTGGTACCGAATATTTTATAGATTTTGGTTATTTGATTAATGGAATTAAAGAAGACTACCAAAAATTAAATGATGTTATTACATCTAAAAAACAAGTTGTTGTAGAATCTTTAAATAATATTATAGAAGAAAGAATTGGGTTTAAACCGTCAATAAGAAACGTTTTTACTGTTTTACTTTGTAATACAGATGCTTTTATGCAAATTCTTTTAAATATAGCAATAAAGGCTGAACAATATCATTTAGATAACACAGAAAGTTATAAACAATATATAAGTACAACAAACACAGATAATACGTCAAGTGCACCAATCACTCGTATATCTGCAAACACAAAAGGAGTAGAACCTGCTGTTTATGCTTGGCCTACAGTTTATAAAAAAAACCATACACCTAAAAAAGGTGGTGGTAAAACACAAGGTACAAAAGAAGTATTTCCTGGAGAAGATGCTAATTTTAGTAATTGGGTAGAAGTTAGATTTGTAGAAGATTTTATAACTGCTTATATAAAATTTTTAAAAGAAATAGATTTAATAAACGAAAAAAAAGAAGGTAGAGCGGGTTTTGATAATTACGCACCTTTAAACGTTTTAGAGGCCCCAATTTTATTTAGTGATAATCCACAAATTTATAAAAATATTAGTTATAAAGGTGTGGAGGTTATACCTAAATTAATAGGTGAAAGGGTTTTTATTTCTTTAGACCATACACACCTTAATTGGACACGTTTAGGTGCTATTAATTTACCACTTTATAATTGGAATC